CCCCTCATAGGCCACGAACGGAACCGCCCTCGGCAGGTCGCCGACCACCAGCAGCGGCAGCAGCCGACTGCGTTGATCGAGGTCCGGCCGGTCGTAGATACGCGCCGACATGTCAGCTGGACCTCTGGCCGGCCAGGTAGATCTGCAGGCCCTTCGCGCCGGCGGCCCCGACCTGCTGCACATCGAAGGTGATTTCGTCCCCAGCGGCCAGCACGTCGCCGCCCGGCACGAGCGTGGGCGGGAGCGCAGCCGTCAGCGTGGAACGTTCGCCATTGTCGAAGGTCAGTTTCACGTTGAGGATGCTGGTGCCATTCCGCTTCACGTCGACCATGAGCGGAGTGCCGCTGGGCTGGGCCTCGGACAGGCTGGCGTAGATGCCGCGCTGGTTCACCGGCGATAGCACCATGCCATACGGCAGGACCAGCGAGCCCTTGGTGGTACCGGTGGCGATGTTGGTCCCGATCAGCGCCGAACGATCAGGCAGCACGAAGCACTGCAGGTCGGGATTGGACGCCACGCGCAGCAGGTCGCCGGCAGCTGTCCAAGCATCAGCGTCGGGTGCGGTGCAGGTCGCGCTGAAGATGCTCCCGATTGCCCGGCTCTTGGCCTGGAACGACTCCGGCACGGTAAGCGCGCCACTGCCCTGCACCGCGAGGGTGACCTGCCCCGTGCCGACCTGCTGCACAGAGAAGAACTGCCCCTCCTTCCAGTCTGCGCTGCCGCCGGTGTTCGCGCGGATAGTGATGGTGATCGGGTTCGGCGAGTTGGCCAGGATCAGCGTGTTGTGCATGTCCCCGCCCAGCGTGACGCTGCCGGTGACGCTGATGATTCGGGGGGCGACGGTGTAGATCGGCTGCTGACCGATCCAGGGCCGCGCGTAGCCGCGCAGGGTGGTGAAGCCGCGGACGCCGTCCCCGAGGGGCTGCAGGAACCTGATAGCGGGCGGTGCGCCGCTGACGCCTGGAACGATCAGGAACTCGCCCACGCCGTTGGCGTCGACCGGGCGGGATACCTTGTAGTTGCCCGCGTTGGCGGCCAGCTCCACCGCCGTGTCGTAGAACAGCGGATCCGTTACGTCAGCGCCGGCCAGCGGGAAGTCTGTCACCTCGCCGTCGCCGACAAAGGTCCACAGCCGCGGCGAAACACCCACGGTGCCGCCGCCGTTCTGCACCTGCTCGATCAGCACCAGCGCGGTGCGCTTGTTGAGGGCGTCCATGTCTTGGGTGGCATCGCCCACGTGGATGATGCGCGAGCCCTTGGCATCCCACACCATGTCGCCGCTGCCTTCTGGATCCGGCACCAGCAGCATGGAGTCGGCCACGAGCTGCTGAATCATCATCACCGGCGCGTCTTGATCCTCGTTGAGGGTCTGCGCCAGCAGGTCGCCAAGGTTCTCGTAGTTGATGACTCGGACAATCGGCATCGCCCGGTGCAGCACCACCTTGGCATTGACTGCTGGCGGCGCCACGAACACGACATTGCCACCGGCAGGATTGCCCACGCCTTCGACGGTGTAGTGCGTGCCGAGGATACGGACGAGGCCGTTGACGGTGACCCGAATGTGGGCCGCCTCGAGGATGCGGAAGCTGTAGGGGAACACCGTCGTAACGCCGTTGGCGATCGAGGTGTTGGGGCCGGTGAAGGCGGGGACGGTCATGGCGGCACCTGCGGGAGACTGCAGCAGATGGTCGGCCCGCGCCCCCTTCGGGTTCCCGACTATTTCCCGCGGTGCTGGTCCAGACAGTCGGCGGTGTGGGCGCGCTTGTTCTCGCTGTCCTCATAGGCGCCGACGGCGCCCACGTAGGCCGCAGCCCACTTCAGCCAGTCACGGCCCGTCGGCGGTGCCGGCGGTCGCTGGGCAATCGCTCGTTCGCTGCACCCGGCAGGCGGCACGTATGGCTCGGTCGTGCGCCTCCCGAGCAATGCGCAGGACGTCAGCAGCAGCGGCAGGATCAGGATCGGAAGAAGTCGCATGGATAGCCTCCACCGCCTTGGCGGTGCGTTCGCGGGTTTCGTGGGCTTCCAGGTCGACGGCGGCGGCAGTGTCGCGGCTGATCTGGACGCTGGTGCTGGTGGCCCGGACTTGGGCCTGCAGCGCCTTGTTCTCGGCTGAGGTGGCGGCGTCCGTTCGCCCCTTCAGGTAGTAGCAGCCGCCGATCGATAGCAGCACCACCACCATTGCCATGGTGATTGCCTGTCGCGGGGTCATTACAGGGTTCCTCTGCAGGTGGCCATTTCCCACTGCCGGCGGTCGATGATGCCGCCGCACTTCGAACGCCACTGCGGCAGCGCGCAGTCGCGTTTGGCGCCGTCGATGGTGACGAAGCGCCACTTCCAGATTTCATCGCAGGCGGCGGTGCGCTCGCCGGCGTTCAGGCGCTTGGCCGCAGTGCTGGCACAGAAGCCGTTGGTGCCGACGTTGTACGCGAAGTGGCCCCAGGCCTTCACCTCGTGGAATTCGAATTCCCCGCGGACGCAGCGGCCCATGTTGTGCAGCATGGCCTGCACATAGTCCTGCTCGAGCTTCCCGCACTCGGCAGGCGTGTAGCGGCGGCCGGGCACCACGGCCGGCCCGGTGATGCCGGCGCACACGGTCCAGACGCCACCCGAATCCCGATAGGGCAAATACTTCCGGCTCTCGTGCGCGGAGTCGTCCTGGCCGAGGGCGGCCACCAGCGCCAGGATCAGCGCTGCCGGCGCGGCGGCAAACCCAAATTTGCGGCCCTTGCCGCTCGGTGCCTGGTCAGCCACGGCGGGCCACCTTCGCGATCACCCGGCGGACGGTGGCCCATCGGGCCATCCACCATGCGCTCCAATCGCCCCAGTTCTTCACCACGACGGTGAACGTCTGCGCCAGGGTGAAGACGATGGTGCAGACCACGGCCACGTCGCTGAGCGTGTATCCGGGGTTGTACGTTCCGACCGTGACGCCGGCGGCCGGGGCAATCTTCGCCGCGGCCACGGCAAGGTCTTGGGTGATCTGCTCTTTCATCGAGGCTCCGAACGGGTGGACGTTCAGCGCTCGAACACGACCTCATGCTCCCCTGCGCTGTGGCGCCAATCGTCCCGCGCGGTGATGTTCGGATTCCCGACTATCTGTCCGACTCGTTCAGGTGTATCGGTCAGCGCGCCCGCACCGGCGTCCAGGTAGTCGTCCTTCTGGTTCGGCGCCGTGGGGATCCACTCCTTCATCTGATCCCACAGCGGGCCGCGTAGCACGCTCACGTGCGCCCACAGCTGACCGCCCGATTCCAGCAGCGGCTCCCAGGCCTCGAGGATCCGGCGGCTCTTGTTGGCCACGGCCTGCTCGACGGCAACACCGCAGCGCAGCCGCCGCTGCTTCAGCGCCGCTTTCAGCACCGCCGGGGCGAACGCGCCGATGCCGTTGGTTTCCACCACCACCCGCGGCAGGTTCAATGCCTCCACCAGGTCGCACAGCTGCCATACCTGGCCGCCGGTGATGACCTTTCCGGTGTCGTCGAACTCGGCGACTTCGCCGGTCAGCTGTTCCATGCGGTGCAGGTAGCGCCGGCCGATCAGATCCTGCAGCACCACGGCGACGGCCGACACATCGGAGTTGAGCTTGCCGCTGGCCGGATCCCAGCGCACCGACGCCATGGCGATCTGCACGCCGCCCAGGAACATGGCAGCCGTACCGTTGGCCTTCCTGATGACTGCCTCGACGGCGTAGGGGGTGATCCGCTCCGGGTCCAGGCGGATCTCTTCGATGGGTTTGGCTTCGAGCATGTACTGGCTGTCCCACGCGTTGAGGGTGCGGGTTTCCCTCCGGCGCAGCGCGATTTCGTCCCGGTTGAATCGCTCTGGCCAGGCACTGCCGCTGTAGATATCCAGCACGGCGCCGGGCGGCTTGGCGAACACCACTTCGCCGCGGTCCACCCGGTAGTCGGTGCCCTCGACAAGCACCCGGGCGTGCTTGTGGATGCCTACCACCACATACAGCCCGTCGTCGGCCGGCGTGAACTTGATCGGGTACCGGGTCTTGCTGGCGGTCTGCTTGTACCGGGTGGCGTGCGCAAACAGCGGGATGATCAGCGTCGATGCGCCGGCAGCGATGCGCTCGGGATAGATGCTGTCGTGGGTGTGCGGCGTGCCGATGAACGTTTTCTGCGCGCCAGGCACCGCAATGTGGGTCGATTCGCTGATGCGCTGGCGCAGCTTCAGCCGGGCCTCGGGCGTCTCGATGTTGCCGGGCACCTCGATATCGTCGAAGTCCACATCGTCCGCACGCGCACCGGTGGCGTTCGAGGTCACGCCGACCGCGCGCATGCTGGGATTACGGGCATCCCTGGATCCCAGCACAGAGAAGCGCTTTGCGCCGGGCTTCCGGGGCAGCATGCCGATGCACAGCGAGTGGTTGCGCAGCACGTTGATCGTGTCGGCGGTCAGCATGCCGGCCGTGTCGTTGTCGGCCGACCACACCAGGGAACGGTGTGCGCGGTTGCGGTACAGCTTCCAGGCCTTGTAGACGGCGTAGATGGTCGACTTGGCCGCGCCACGGAACACCATCAGCACCCGCTCGGGGTCGACGCAGGTTTCCAACCACGTGCAGATACGCACATGCAACAGGGGCACGTCCCATCCCTGGACCCGTGC